TTGATCGTGATGAGTACCCTGCCGTAGAGTTAATCGCTAGCAAGTTTCGGTTTGCCTACGCGTTCTCGCCTGTGCCGACTGCCGGAGATTTTCGTATCGACATAGCTGAGCAAGCTAAGGCTGAGTTGGTTGAGGAGTACGAGAAGCAGTTTAAGCAGCGGCTCGACGGTGCGATGCGTGATGCGTGGCATCGGCTACATGAGTGCTTGGTGCACCTAAGCGATAGGCTAGCGGACACAGATAATGGTGAGCGTAAGTTGTTTCACAATACTCTGTTAAGCAACGCATTAGAGTTGACCGGATTACTCTCTAAACTTAACGTAACCCAAGACTCCAAGCTAGAGCAAGCAAGGCGAGAGTTGGCTGACGCGTTGACCTACGCCGACGTTGATGCCATTAAAGAAACAGACCACTTACGCCAAGCTGTGAAAACCAAGGTCGATGAAATCATTTCTAAATTTGAATGGTGATCTGATGAACGTAAATATATCGAAGTACCCTAAACTAACAACACACCCTATGCTGGTATCCGCGATGCAGCGAGTGTTTGCCGTAGCACCGAACCTGACGTTCGTGGCGGTTGAGGCGCTGCGTTTCGATAACACCCAACAAGAGCACGTCGTTAAATTTGATGTCGTTGATGGCTACGAAAAGGTTGGGGCGTTAGGGTTACAACCCAAAAATCGTTACAGGGTATTAGACGAGAGGAACCCGCTTGTGTTCGGCGTTTTTAGTAAAAACATAAAAAAGACCCGCGGCGAGAGGTATACGATTACAACGCAAAAAGAAACAGTAGCGGTTAAGACTTTGTTGAGTAAGTGTAAGAAGGTTTCGCCCGAAAAAACGCAGCACGATTTTGTTGACGCAGCACAGCGAGAAATATTAAGGTGTGTGTACCGAGCTACGTCAACGGTAGCTGAGGATCTCGACGAGGGGGTGATCGCCGCGATGGAGTATTTTCGGGAAAGGCATCTTGGTAAAGATATCGAAATACCGAAAGAAGTGATGGCTATCTTTTCAAAGGAACAAGTGAGCAGCAACATAGACATTGCGCGGGCGGTCAAAGGGTTCCGTAACGAAATAGCCGCAGATCGAGGGGCGGTTGTCAAAGTCGAGCTTGACGGTAGCTTGCTAGTTGCGCACTTGGGTGAAACGGCGGTTAAGCGGTACAAATCAACATACAATCTGCCTGTTTACTACCAAGAAAAGCTAGCCATGCTAAGGATGCTTGACTCAGATCAACCTGTCGATCATGTTGGCATGCGGTTTAACCCGCGTGGGTTGGACGCTAGCTACGGCGCGGATAATTTATTTTTTCTAGTAGCTGGTGATACGGTAGTCCATAGCTAGAAGTTCTTCGTAGTTGGTTTTGAGGGGACACGCTGAGCGATACTCAGTTTGTCCCCTTTTTTATTTAATCAAAAATAGTTCTTGCGTTTCTTGGTTGATGCAGGTACACTTAGAAGGTGTGCCTTTACTGAGAACGCAATGTCCACTCCCGAAAGTCGAGTCAAAGACAAAGTAAAAAAGCTGCTCGACGCGCATGGGGTTTACTACTTCATGCCAGCCACAGGCGGTTATGGGCGCAGCGGCGTGCCCGACTTTGTTTGTTGTTTCCGTGGTAGATTCTTTGCCATAGAATGTAAAGCAGGACTCAACGACCCTACTGCGTTGCAACAACGCGAGATGCGCCGCATCGAAGAAGCTGGCGGTATTACCTACGTTGCGCGGGACGATTCCTTACCTATGCTGCCCACATTATTAGCGGCGATAGACGCTGATCCTATGACCGTTCCCAAGAGGGGAAGTGCTTGATAATTACCGTTGATTTTGAAACGTACTACGACCGCGAGTACAGTCTGTCAAAAATGACGACTGAGGAGTACGTTAGAGACGACAGGTTCGAAGTTATCGGCGTATGCGTGAAGGTTGATAACGACGCGCCCCTGTGGTTTAGCGGCTCACACAACGAGATAACCCAATGGTTCAAGCAGTTCGATTGGGAACACGCCTGTGTACTAGCTCACAACACCATGTTCGATGGGGCGATACTAGCGTGGCGTTTCGGTATCAACCCGATTGCGTGGCTAGATACGCTTGCGATGGCGCGCGCAATAGACGGTGTGGAAGCTGGCAACAGCCTTGCAAAACTTGCGCAGCGTTACGCGATAGGTCAAAAGGGCAACGAAGTTGTACTGGCGATGGGTAAACATCGTGCCGACTTCACTCCTACAGAAATGAATAACTACGGCAGCTATTGCGTTAACGACACCCACATAGCGTATGAGTTGTTCAAAATCTTTCGTAAAAGTTTCAACGCGTCTGAGTTTAAGTTAATCGACCTCACGCTGCGTATGTTTATACAGCCCGCGCTTCAGTTGAACCTGCCGTTACTAGAGCAACACTTGGAAGAAGTGATAGAACGTAAACGCAAGTTGGTTGAAGCAACGCAAGCTGACCGCGAGATTCTTATGTCGAACGACAAGTTCGCCGAGGCGCTGATGGCACTCGGTGTGCAACCGCCGACAAAGATTAGCCCTACGACTAAAAAGACGACGTACGCGTTTGCTAAAAACGACGAGGCGTTCAAAGCCCTGTCAGAGCATTGGGATGAGCGCGTGCAAGCACTTGTCGCAGCTAGGCTCGGGACAAAAAGTACGCTTGAAGAGACACGCACCCAACGTCTTATTGGGATAGCGAAGCGCGGTAGCCTTCCAGTTCCGTTGCGCTACTACGCCGCGCACACAGGGAGATGGGGCGGCGATGACAAGCTAAACCTGCAAAATCTGCCGCGTAAGTCATTGTTGAAATCCTCAATCGTCCCGCCAGCGGGCTATGTGCTTATTGATTCGGACTCCTCACAGATTGAAGCGCGCATCCTTGCTTGGCTAGCAGGACAAAATGATTTAGTCACCGCGTTCCAAGAAGGCAGAGACGTTTATAAAATTATGGCGGCTAAGATTTATAGCAAGCCCATAGACGAAATCTCTGATGATGAACGCTTCGTTGGCAAGACAACGATTTTGGGCGCAGGGTATGGCATGGGCGCGATTAAATTCAGAGCGCAGCTGAAAGCGTTCGGCGTAGATTTGTCTGATGACATGTGCGCACACATTCTACGCACGTACAGAAGCGAGTTCGGGCGCATACCAATGCTGTGGGAAGATGCCAACAGATGCTTAGATGCGTTGGCTGACGAGCAGCTAAAGACGTTTACCTTTGGCAAGCAAGCACAAGCAGTTAGTCTGCTGCCCGGGGTCGGCTTCGACTTACCAAGTGGCATACCGCTCAAATACACCGAGTTAAAAAAGAGCGGGGAAATCATGCGTGACACAGTGCAATACGTGTACACGACCAAGCGTGGTTTGGTGCGCATATACGGCGGGAAAGTTGTAGAGAACATATGTCAAGCCGTTGCACGCTGTGTCATAGGAGAGCAGATGTTGCGCGTATCGGAGAAATATCGTGTAGTACTGACTGTGCATGACGCGGTCGCCTGTATTGCGCCCGAAAACGAAGCCGACGAAGCTGCGGCTTACGTGCAAACGTGCATGCGTTGGCGACCCGAATGGGCGAAGACGTTACCTCTTAACTGTGAAGTCAAAGTCGGCGATAGCTACGGCACGGCAAAGAAATGGGCGGGCAAATGAATTACACATGGTCATACAGCAGCATGTCACTGTTTCAGCAGTGTCCGCGTAAGTTTTACCGCATGCGTGTTCTTAAAGATATTATTGAACCGCCTCAAGAGCATCTTAACTATGGTAAAGACGTACATAAAGCGGCAGAAGAATTTGTTAGAGATGGAAAGCCGTTGCCCCCTAAGTATGAGCTTTTCCAACCGCAGTTAGAAGCAATGCGCCAGTTGAAGGGCAAGAAGCTGTGCGAATACGAAATGGGGATCACGCGTGAGTTCAAACCGTGTGGCTTTAGGCACAAAGAAGTATGGCTACGCGGCATTGCCGATCTTTTAGTGCTTGACAACGACAAGGCAAGGATTGTAGATTATAAAACAGGGCGAAACAGCCAGTATGCTGATACCAAGCAGTTAGAATTGTTGTCCCTGATGGTGTTCAAGCATTTTCCGCAAATAAAGACGATCAAAGCGGGGTTATTGTTTCTAGTAGCAGAAGATTTAGTCCGCGCCGAATACGCACAGGAGAAGCAAGCACAGGCGTGGCAAAGATGGTTGCCTGAGATTAATCGTCTTGAGCAAGCATACGACACTGATGTGTGGAACCCAAAACCAAACTTCACATGTCGTAAATTTTGTGCAGTACAAGACTGCGAACACAACGGTAAAAATTCTTTTTAGGAGAAAGCCATGAGAGTTAGAAAAAGCACCCTTATTTCAAAAACTAAAGCGATGCTTCGTGCGGGTAAAAGCATCTCCGAAATGGTCGCGGAGTTAAACTTGCCGCGCGCGCGGGTATACGCCCTGCGCAGTAAAGCAAAACACTCTATTGCCGCCGAAAATAAAAACCGCCTTATGAAAAGGGCGGTTGCGCTGCAGACCATAAACCTAGCCACCGAAATCTTCTCCGAGAAAAAGTCTGCGGAACCAGTCGCGCCGAACGACGTGCAAGTCGGTGGTAACCACTACAAAAAACACAAGATTCAACCGTGGGACGCAATCAACGATTGGGGCCTTGGCTTCTTTAGTGGTAACGCGGTCAAGTACATCGCACGCCACAAAGATAAAGGTGGGCTTGAGGATATCAAGAAAGCGCGTCATTACTTGGATAAGTTAATCGCTATGAGTGGGGATGATCGTGGCTCGGTGGTCTGACATTTGGAAGCTGCCAAAGAATGAACGAGCAGAGGCAAGCAAGAAGGCTCGGTTCACACCGCCATTACCGCCCAAGTCAAAGTCGGGTGGTGGGTATTCACACAGACAACCGTTTAGCAAATGAAAGCTGATACCGACGAAGCAGGTACACCAAACCGCTCGATAATACTTAGCAAGCTATTCAAGCGCAGCATCGACGGGTACATCGTATCCACACCCGAAGGAAAGCTGTGGTTAGCAGTTTTGCAAAGCGCGTTTAAGGACACCCCCGACGAGCACGAGCAAGAGTTTTTGCAAAGCCGTGGGTTTAGATACATATGCGGATTATTGGCGTTGGATTGGAGATTTGTTTCTGAATCGGTTGCTAGATACGATAAATACGCAGCAAAACATTTCAAATAGTCTATGGGGGAAAGCGGATGCTGTGCTTGGGATTGGCTACCAATTCATAAAGGCGCAGACGCAGCGAGTACCCCGCCTTTTGGAGATGAACATGCAGGAAGTATTGTTTAACATTATTTTCTTGTTCTTTGCGGTGAGTGGTTTCATTGCGTGGGCGTTCATCATCTTCATTTGCATCTTGTATTTGATTATTAACCGAGACTTAAATGTATTTGATATAGACAAGGAGCGGTGGGGATGAAAAACACAATCGCAGCAGCAGTCGGTGCTGTATTAATGGGGTGCACAAATAGAAGTAGCATCCCTGATTCGGCGCTTATTGTTGATAAAGAAGTTTCGCCTATGTCGCGCGCGGAAGTTATCAGCGCAGTAAGTGAGTGTGAAAGCGCTGGTATGCGACCCTTGGTTATTAACGCCAAACGTAAGGTGAGCAATCAAATGACACCGACGGTGGTGGATGTAACTTGCGTACCTAAATACAAATAGGAGACAACATGAACTTCGTTGAAAAACTAAAGATGCACTTTGAGCATTTGTTAATGAGGTTTAACTACTTGGATCCGGCAAACGATTGCGTGCAGCCAATTAACTACCGCTATATCCCAACGATATACAACGCAAGCCACGCTCGGCGTATGGAAGATGCCCGCGCGTATTTGCGTAAACGCGGCAAATATTTTATTGAGCAGCGTAGTGGGTGGGTTCCAACTAAAGCGGCTAATACTGACGTAAAGAAAACATGGAACCAATACTTGATAGCCCACGGAAGGTCGATGCTTCGAGTAGCTAAATGACCGCGATTGGATGGAGAAAGAGAAGAAAAATGCAAAGCACAATCAAACAGATCAACAACGCAAAAGAACCGATCATCTACTGTGACCCGACAGAATTGCAGGGCTACATATTTGGCGTGTACGAAACGGTAACGATGGGTGCGAAGTCAGACACACGCACGATGCCGTTGTTCCCTGCACCGCCCGAGATTGAATCGTCACGCTTAATGATTATGCCTGAGATGCTAGAGAAGATGGGTTGGGTGAGGAAGGAAAACACATGAGCGACATTGAGGTGATGATTGCTTATATACAATTAAAAATCCGTCAGCGCGATTGGCATGGCGTGGCTGACGCTGCGAACGACATCAGGGAGATGGAAGCGAGGATGAAAGAAAAGAAGAATGAATAAACTTTGCGCGAACCACAATAGAGTTTAGCCCCACGGACTTCATCAAGCTGTTTAGATGCGCCTTGCAGATGTAATTCTAAAGCAGCGACATACGCTTACGTGGGGCGTTGGAAAGCTGTGGGCGTATGTCATCCTTTCCTACCGTGAGGGGGGCGCGGAATCTGCATTTCCCCCCACATCTATAAACGACAGGAGAAAAACATGGCAGCACATGACATTTTTAGCCGAGCCGAATCAATTAAAAGAACTATTGCGCGCAAAGAAAT